TCAATAAATTATTCAAAAATGAGAAAGACTACGTTATTGCTGCGGATACAGATTCGTTGTATATTAACATGGAGGACATGGTTAATGACAGATTTAAAGATCTCCCCTTCGATCCGATGGAAACTGCTGTGGTGGAGTTTCTTGATAAAGTTGGCGATGGGCCACTTCAGGATGTCATTGACAAAGCATACAACGACCTGGCTGAATATGTAAATGCCTATGAACAGAAAATGTTCATGAAACGAGAGGGCATTTCCTCTAAAGGTATCTGGACTGCTAAGAAGCACTACATCCTCAACGTGTGGAACAACGAGGGTGTGCAGTATGAAAAACCCAAACTGAAAATGATGGGTATCGAGGCAGTCAAATCTTCTACTCCATCTGCCTGTCGTGAGAGTCTCAAAAAATCTTTTGACGTTATCATGAATAAGGACGAAGAGTATTTACAAAAGTTTGTCCGTGACTTCAAAGAAAAGTTCAATGAACTTCCAATTGAGGATGTATGCTTTCCCAGATCAGTAAAAGGTCTGTCGAAGTACAAGGACAATCACGAGGTCTATAAATCTGGCACTCCGATCCACGTCAGAGGTTCACTCCTCTATAATGATCTGCTGGGTAAACACAAGGTTGCTCAGAAGTATGCAAAAATTCAAGAGGGTGAGAAGATAAAGTTTGTCTATCTGAAAATGCCGAATCCTCTTCGTGAGAACGTGATCGCCATGGTTGATGGTCTGCCTCGAGAGTTTGGTCTCGATAAATATATCGATCGTGACCTAATGTTTGATAAAACCTACAAACTACCACTGAATGACATTGTTGAGAAAATTGGCTGGTCTCTTGAGAAAAGGCATTCCATCGAGGACTTCTTCGGATAAGAAAAACTTGACAGGGATTAACATTCGTGGTATAATTGTGACTGTTCAAAATCCCAGAGATCCGAACATGGTTTACGAGCATACATGTCGTACTTGGAAAGACATGGATGCCTTTTTCAATCTCTCCCAGTATAACTGGAGAGTAATCCAAATAAGAAAGTTGTAATGGAATATTTTGATGATCTCGTAAAGGAGACGAAAAATGAGTTTGCTGGAAAAGTTGCAGAAGGTGTTAGTGCAGGTGATGTTACTGATTTTATTGATAGTGGCAGTTATGTACTTAATGCTCTCGTATCTGGCTCCATCTTTGGTGGATTCCCATCGAATAAAATCACTGCTATTGCTGGTGAACAAGCCACTGGAAAAACTTTTTTCTTACTGGGCATGGTTCGATCCTTTCTTGATAGCAATCCAGATGGTGGGGTTTTATACTTTGAGAGCGAGTCAGCACTAAGTAAAGAAATGGTTGAAGGTCGAGGCATCGACTCTAAACGTATGTACATCATGCCTGTAACTACTATACAAGAGTTTCGGTCACAGGCACTGAAGGTGATTGAGAGTCACCTCAAAGTTCCTGAAAAGGACAGACCTCCTTTGGTATTATGCCTAGACAGTCTTGGAAACTTGTCGACTGAAAAGGAGGTGAATGACATGGCTGAAGGTAAGGACACTCGAGACATGACTCGAGCACAGTTGATCCGAGGTGCCTTCCGTGTACTTACTCTCAAGGCAGGACAGGCAAACATTCCGATCTTTATTACGAATCATACATTTGACGTGATCGGATCATATGTGCCAATGAAGGATATGGGTGGTGGTGCAGGTCTGAAATACGCAGCATCGAATATTATCTTCCTTGGCAAAAAGAAAATCAAGGATGGGACAGAGGTTGTCGGTAATATTGTCAAGGCAAAAAACTTCAAGTCCCGATTAACAAAAGAGAATAAGCAGGTAGAAGTTGCAGTCAAGTACGACAGTGGTCTTGATCGTTATTATGGTCTTCTGGATCTTGCCTTGCGGTATAATATATTCAAAAGTATATCTACCCGAGTCGAACTTCCAGATGGTACTAAGCAGTTTGGTAAGACGATTAATGACAATCCTGAAAAGTATTTCCCACAGGAAATCCTCGAGCAAATCGACGAAGGAGTGAAGAGAGAGTTCCTGTATTCATCCACTGAATTTGAGGAGGAAGATGGCGAGTCACAGACCGAGTCCACCAGCACCACTGATTCCGAGTAAATACGTACCTGGTGAATTACAACATGAGAGGGATCATGTCTTTGAACATGAGACTCTTCAAAAATTACAGAAACTTGCCCTGAATGGGAAAGACGATGAGTTTTGGGAACTGCTCGGTCTTGTTCGAGGTGAAGACAAACGAAGGGACATAGCAGAATTATGCAATATGACACGAACGACGAGCTAGCAGGTCGTCAAGGAATGGCCCAGGCAGAAATTTCCTGGGCATGGTGTATGAATCCATTTGATGAAACTGATGAGCACCATTGTATAGACATCCGACACCCTAAATATGAGGGTACAATAATACGACTGAATAATGTCGGAATAATTGGAGACGATCCAAATCCTGAGACTGGTGAAGTACACCCAAAGGCAGGTCGTCTTTATTTGGATTATGACATAATAGCGATTCAGGAAGAATCGCTTGCTGATCAAAGGGAGAACTGGACACAAAAAGATAAAGAAGAATTTCACGAAGTAGTCGAACACATTGCAATACAAATCTTAGCGAGAGACGGACTTGATAGAGCTAACAATCCTAAGGAATCTATTAACTAACGAGCCATACATGAGGAAGACGATTCCCTTCCTCCGTAGTGAGTACTTTCATGATGCAATCCAAAAAACTGTCTACGATGAGATATCCTCATTCGTGCAAAAGTATAACAAATGTCCCACGCAAGAATCACTGAGTATTGATCTCAGTAAGAAGAAACTATCGGACGAAATCTTCAAAGGTTCAGTTGGACTTGTCAATGAGTTGACACCAGAAGAACCTGCCACTGATCTACAATGGTTGTGTGATCAGACTGAACAGTTCTGCCAAGACAAGGCAGTCTATAATTCAATAATGAAGTCCATCGAGATTTTCGATGGCAAAACAAAAGAAGATAAGGGAGCGATACCACAACTCTTATCTGATGCCCTGTCAGTTTCCTTTGACCCGAACATCGGGCATGACTATGTCAAGGATTCTGAAGCACGATTCGATTGGTATCATAAAAAAGAAACTAAGATCGAGTTTGACCTCGAATATCTTAATAAAATTACTGATGGTGGTCTGCCTGACAAAACTCTAAACATTGTCATGGCTGGTACAGGAGTTGGTAAGTCTCTTTTCATGTGTCACTGTGCAGCAGCAAATATGTATGCTGGCAAAAACGTGCTGTACATCTCAATGGAGATGGCAGAGGAACGTATCGCTGAAAGGATTGACGCAAACCTACTTGACATTCCAATTCATCAGTTGAGAGAACTCCCTCGCGACATCTTTGACAAAAAGATCGCAGGTCTTAGAAGTACAGTTAAAGGCAAGTTGATTGTGAAAGAATATCCCACTGCCTCTGCGCATGTTGGGCACTTCCGTCATCTTGTGAACGAACTCAAAATCAAGAGAAATATCCGTCCTGATATTATCTACATTGATTATCTGAATATCTGTGCATCCTCTCGTATGAAAGGCAATGCTACTAACTTGTATCAGTTGGTTAAATCCATTGCTGAAGAACTCAGAGGATTCGCAGTCGAAATTGAAGTTCCCATCGTCTCGGCGACACAGCTAAACCGAACTGGTTTTATGTCATCCGATATTGACCTTGGTGATACTTCAGAGAGTTTTGGGTTGCCTGCTACGGCAGACTTTTTCATTGGTATCCAGACATCTGATGAACTGGAAGAAAAAGGTCTACTGCTTGTCAAGCAACTTAAAAATCGATACAATGACCCTTCTCAGTATAAGAGATTTGTTATTGGTGTCGAACGTTCAAAAATGCGTCTGTTTGACGTACAGGATCAGTCTCAGATCAATTCTCCTGGGAAGGCAAAGGAGGAGCAGGATGACAAACCTGCATTTGACAAGGCGACTGACAATCGTATGACGAACAAACGTGACTTCGGTAACTGGAACTACTAATGGCTTATGTTCGAAGAAAAACGAATGCATCGTATCTTCGGTACGATAGATGCTGCGCATCAATGCTGGGATCATTTTGTCAATCACCATGCAACTTCCTGGGATGAGGTAGAGAATAGTCTTACACGGGATCTGTCCACAGTTCTCGATGTACCTACTTCATTCAAAGTCAAAATCGCAACGAGACTGCAATCAAATGAGTGTTATCTCGATGGATCAACCTATGTACCTGATGAGCATAGATCGACTCCACGGATAAACATTGCATTCTTTTGCTCCAAACCTGTGTACAGGAGAGATGTGCCTATCACTCTCCCGATACTATCTGAACTCTCTCATGAGTTTACCAAGGTAGTACTTCATGAGTACACGCATGCTGACCAGCAGGATCTCACACTCGGAGACGATCCACTTTACGACTATGTAGATCCTTTGGAAGTCGATGCATATTCAACTGAACTGGCCTATGACTACGTACGAAAGGGTACGTTACATGACTCAGATGTATTTGAGAGGTTTCAGAAGTTGAAGTCAGTAGAAGTCAAGTCCGAACTCTACCACCTTACCGCACTCAAAGCAGAAGTTTTACAAAAAATGACGAAACCCTAAATAAAAGGCAATCTTATATAGGGGTAAAGTGCTAGCATTTTCGTCATTTCGTGCTCCAGAATCAGGGTTTATTGTCGAAGGTAAAGAAGGCAAGAACCTGCATCTTGAACATTTAGAAGATGAAGTCCTCAACGGAGGTGTTGAGGGAGTTCAACTAGCATTCAAATTCTTGGATGCTCTTGACGAGATGATGAATGGCAGTGCGAAATCTTCAGTCAAAATTACAACCAAATGGGATGGGGCACCTGCCATTTTCTGTGGCAAGGATCCTGCTGATGGTCAGTTTTTTGTCGGGACTAAGTCTGTCTTTGCTCAGAATCCAAAACTGTGCAAGACACCACAAGATGTAGATGAGTTTTACTCGGAGTCTGGTCTCAATCCTAAACTGAAAATCGCCCTAGCAAAACTGAAGGACATTGGTATTCCTGATGGACATGTGTTCCAAGGGGATATGATGTTTACTGACAGTGACATTGTGGACAAGACGATCGACGGAACAGACTACATTACGTTCCAGCCAAATACAATCGTCTATGCCATACCAAAAAACACTCCCCTCGCTAAACAAATCAAAGGTTGCAAAGTCGGTGTAGTTTTCCATACTGATTACTCAGGAAAGGGAGACTTAGCAGAATACCGAGCATCATTTAATCCGAACGTGAAGGCACTGAAACCGCCAAAAGACGTATGGGTTCAAGATGCTGAGTATTCTGATGCATCTGGCTCAGCAGTATTTACAGCCAAGGAAAGTAAAGATTTCTCAAGGCAGATAGCTGATGCCAGAAAGATAGCAAAAAAGGTAGACAAATCTCTTATTGAGAGATTCGCCTCTGACGAAAAACTGAGAGTAGACATAAAAGCATTTATGAACTCTAAGATTCGTCAGGGTCAGAGGATCGGTAATACGGCAAAGATGGCAATAGAACTGCTAGCATACCTCGAAGAAAAGCAGATGAAAAAGATTGCAAAACTTAAAACTCAAAAAACCATCGACGCCAAAACTGCCGATCTAAAAAAGTTTATTTCAGACTTGACTAAACAAAAAGGTAAGGTTAAAATAGTGTTTGATTTAATGAATGCTATACAGATGGCCAAGGATTACATTGTCAAGAAACTGGAGAAGGTAAAACAAATGACAGATACTTTCGTCAAAACTGAAAAGGGATTCAAGGTTACTGGGCCAGAAGGTTTTGTAGCAGTGGATAAGATGAAAGGTAATGCTGTCAAAATCGTAGATCGTCTTGAGTTTTCAATGGCGAACTTTAACGCAATAAAAAGTTGGTAGAAATGAGACTTGAACATCAAATCAAAAATGTATTAAACAGAGTAGATGAGGCAAGGTCTGATCACACACCTGGTCAGGAAATAGGGCATCCAGAACATCCTATTTCTAAGAAGACTGCAGACTACGAAGAAAAGTTTTTTACTATTCCTGGTGGCGAGGGTAAAGACGATCGTGAAGAAATGGGTGTCACAGGCAAACCCAAAGAGCATAAAAAGGATGTAGAAAATACTGAGGATCATGAGAATCCTACGAAGAAAACTCATGGCAAAGGTGGTGAGAATAGACCTGAGGCACAGGAAGAAGTCGAAGATCTAGACGAAATCAGAAAAGGTTTCTTCATGGCAGACAAATCTTCTAACTATGCCTACTCAGGATATATGCCACAGAGCATGGTAAAGATGATTCGTAAGGCACAGAATCAGTTCGACTGGTACCCAGCCATAGGGCAGAATGGTGCCAAGGAAGACGATAAGGTAGTTTTCAAATTTGAGAAACCTGATGGGAATACTATTTCTGGTAAACCGATGTCAGGTAAGTACAAAGGTAAGATGTTTGATTACATCTTAAAACCAGATAACTTTAAGGTTCCTGATGCGGAACTCAAAAAACATAGACTAAAGGACGATATGAATATTGATCTCAAACAAGTCGAGAATCTTCAGGAAAAGAAGAAAATCGAAAAAGAAGGTGCTTTCATGCATAAGATTGCCCATGCCGCAAAGAAGGGCAAAAAGGAAGTGAAGATTGGTGACAAGACACACAAGGTTACCATGGACAAAGATACTGCTCACAAGATTACCAATAACGAAGAGTTGTCTTGGGAAGAGGCAGTCAAACTTGCTACTGACACTAAAGCACAAAGTGCCAGAGAGTATTGGGAAGAAGCAATTTCAAAGAAGCAGTAATGAAATCTTACAGTCAATTTCTAAAAGAGGTAAAAAAAGAAAAGACTGCTGTTGTTACGTTTGGTAGAATGAATCCTCCCACGATCGGCCATCAGAAATTGGTGGACAACGTGTTGAGGGTTGCCAAGCAGAACTCAGCAGATCCCTTTGTATTCCTCTCGCATACCCAGAAAAAAGATAAGGATCCCCTTGACTATAATACTAAGATTGCGATTGCTGGTAAGGCATTTGGCAAAGTGGTCAAAAAGGATGCTGTCAACAATCCCT